TCCACATAATATAAAGTATCAAATATTCTGCATCTGTGGTGCCTACAAGCAAATAGCATCATTTAATATTTTTTTTATACATTTAAATAAATCTTGTATGCAGATATACACACAAATTGTCCGCCCATCGGAGTTGGATGAAGATGACCTGTGGATCCCTTGCCTGAAAACATTTCCGGTAAAACACGATCCAGCAGAAGAACAACCACTCATCATCACACACATCGAAGCAGTGAATCACTATGCTCACAGTGTTGCCAAACTGTTGGACCAGAAGGTGTATGCAGTGGGATCTAAAACCTATGACCGACTCGTAGAGGCGGGCTTCGCGGAAAAAAATATTCACTGGAGACACAGAGCAGACGAATTAAAACTGCGTGCCAAAGAAATAGGACCTATCACTTGGCTCCGTGGAGACAAGTATGCACGAGATTTTTCTGCACTGCCAGAATGCACAGCGATACAGACATACGAATCCAAACCAGATCCAGATGCCATCAGACAGATATTAAAATTAGAACCAGACGTGATACACGTGTATTCAGATGCAGTGTTAAAAGAATTAGAGATTAGAAATTGGAGTCATACCAAACTGCGTCATGTAACATCAGCAGATCCTGATAAGAGTTTGTGGTTGGACTGTGAATCATTTGATCCCAGTGTTTAAGAACGACTGCGTCGTTCTGCTTTTCGCTCACGCTCAAGCATTTAAGCAATCACATAACGAAGTTATGTCGTGCATCATGCAGATAGTTGATCCATACTTCACCCAGCAACGGGTAAAGTATGTTGCTTCATGCGAGATGAGCCTACCATTGTGTGAGAGGAAATTCCTTGCGGACGGAAGCGGTGACCCGCCAACTCCCTATTCCAGACTTCATTAGTCACGGGCAACTGACCCACCCTTCACAAACAAAGTGATCAGTTGTGATGTTGTATCTTTTTCACAGAGCATCTTCTTTTGTGCCTTAGTTAGCACTTGACTTGCAACTCAGGATTCACCCAACGTCTTATCGACTGCATTTCCTGGATCCGTAGATCAGTTGTGTTGCTATGTTATGCCTTGTTGTACTTTTTTAATTCTTCTTTAAGGATTCGGGAACCTCCTACCCTGACATTGATGATGCCATTGTAGTAGTCGTCGGATTCTAGTACTCGTCTTTCGAACTGTTCTCGAGCCTCGAGATAACTCATTACGCCTCTTGATTTGCAGATGTACAGTATTTCCCTTGTGAATTTGTCTTCGCCTAATTGTGCCACGTCAGCAAGTAGATGATCTGATGAACCCCAATAGTCCTTCCAGTCCGATTCCACCTTGCTTCTACGTTTGTTTATCCTGCCCTTGAGAGGCGGACGTGTCTTCTTGAATTTCGCTAGTTTTTTACCCACATACATTTTACCATTGGTTGTATTTGTAATAAGATATACAAATCCTTCGCAGTCTTCTGGCAGTGTGTCGAGTGTTTTACCTTGATAAGTCCATGGCATGAACTTACTTACTGATTATTTTTTTCGCTCTTGCTGTTTTTGAATTCGTGATGTTTTATATTGGTCTTCCAGCTCTTTACGTCTTTGACGTGCCAAAATTCTAATTTCCGCGAGCGCCTTTCTGGCGGCTACTTTGGTAGCAAGGCTTCGCCTTTCAGCAAACTTTTCGTTTGCCTTGAAGTATGCCATGTATGCTTTGGTGAGTTTATCGTGAGTATCATCTTGTATGGTCATAAGTTTCCACGTCGTTAGCATATGCTGTGAAGCCGTTTTCTTTGATCACCTTCAACACATTGTTCACACGTCCTATTAATTCATCCTTGTGACTGATTAAGAATATGTTTTTGCCTGCTTCTCTGCTCATTTTCTTAAGAATAGCCAGAGCACTTTCAACACCTGCTGAATCCATACCAGAATCTATCAATTCATCCAAGAACAGCAAGTTGATGTTTTGATACAAGTTTTCCCAAACATCTCTAAATGCAAAACTTAAACCCAATATCAATCTATTACGTTCACCTCTGCTCAAATTATCAAAATCTAATTCTTGACCCAGTTGAGTGATCTCCACACTCAAATCATTTTTAAATGTGACCAAGTGTGGAAGACCCAATTGATCCAAGTAGTGTGTCAACCTGTTGTTCAAGAAGGTTAAGTTTTGATCAATTATCTTTTTCCTTATGAAGGAATCTTTGTTTGTAAGCAGTTTATACAAAAATTCTTGATGTTCTTTTAATTTTTGTAGTGCATTGGCAGTGTCCCAATTGATTTCTTGTACTGCTTGATTTTTTAATTCTTCTATCTGATCCAAATATGGATTAGTTTCTTCTTGTTTGTTGTTCAATGCTGTTTTGATAGATTCCACATACTGTCTGTGATCATATGCTTCTTTTAATGTGTCATAATATGTGTCAGGTCTTTGTGTCAAATCTCCCACAGTTTCTATATCTTTAAGAGTGGCTTCTAATTGATCTGCCAATTCCATCACATAACTGTTGGCTTCACCATATTCTTCTTCTAATTTTCTCTGCATTTCTTCAATTTTATCTTGAGGCAGATTCTGTCCACACGCATAACACGTGGCTTTGTGATTTAATTTTTCTAAATCTGTGTGCAGTTTTTTTGCTGTTTTGTCTGCTTGTTCAATGGTTGCTTCCAAACCAGCACGATCTTTTTGTAATTGTCTCAATGCATCATTTAATTTTGTCCAGTCATCCAGTTTTTGATGTGCTTCTAATTCATTGTCAATGTTAATTGCTTCTAATTCTTTTAAATTCTTTTTTAATTTTTCAATGTCTGTGCTGTTTTGATTTTGCCAAGCACTGCTTTTATTTTGTAAACTGTGTATTGTTTCTTCCACTTTTTCATTGGATATTTTTATTCCTTCTAAACGTGCGGTTTCTAATGCTATATCTTCTTTTGTGCTTTTGATGTGAGTTTTCAATATCTCTGCTTTTTCAGACAGCAGTTGTATTCCTAACAGTTGTTCGATAATATCCTGTTGTTCGTTGGCGTGTAAACTTAAGAATGGTTGTGTGTATGTGTTCAACGCCACAATGTGTTTGAACATCTTAGGATTCATTCCAATCATTCTGTTCAAATCTTCCTGTGTTTTACGTGAATCTCCTTGACTTACATCTGAAAGTTCCTGTTCTTCCTCGTCAATAAAATATTTCATCACGTTGGGCTTTCGACCACGCTCTACTTTATAATTCTTACCGTCTTTTTCAAATGTGATTGTGACCAACATATTTTTACCGTTGGTTTTGTTTACAAGATTGTCTTTACGTATTTTTGTGAGTGCTTCCCCATACAGTGCATAAGACAACGCATTCACAATGGTTGTTTTACCTGTACCATTACGTGATCCTGCATCATCACCACCCATGTCTAGGTTTTCACCCAATACCAATGTTAACAGTTTTTGCTGAAAGTCTATGGCTTGGGTTTGATTACCCACACTCATAAAGTTTTTAACTGTAAGTGTTTTAATTACTATCATTGTTTAAATCTCTAAATATTTTTAGCAACACTGCTTTATCATAAGCATCTGATTCTATGGTTTCAATTTCTTTGGACACAATCTGATCTACAGATTCAAACTTTGTGATATCCAATTCTGTATTGATTTCCTCATCTTTTTTGCTTGGAATCAATGTGATTTCTCTACAATCATAATCCTTCATAAAAGTTTCTTTGATATAACTGGCTTCTTCAAAACTGATATCAATATCCAATGTGACTCGCAAGTGCATCTTGCTTTTCATTATTTCTTTTGTTTTGTCTAACAGTGTGCTTAATTTCACATTTCTATACTTGGGACAGTTTGGCCAATTGAAATACACAGGCTCTTTGCCGTGTTCCAGTATCATCATGCCTCGATCATCATCATCTACATCTGCGTAATTGTGTGGAAAAGGATTACCCAAGTAATGGATATTGTTTTTGACCTGTCTTTTGTGGAAGTGTCCAGAGAACACATATTCTTGATTGACAAAATCACTGCCTCGCAGTTCGCCTGTGTCAGGCATTTCCACCATGGCATTCATAAAAAAGTTTGGCAATTCAAAGTGCCCAAACATATATTTGCATTTCATTTTACCCACTTTTTTCCATTCATTGCCTATTAACCAAGGCACCATCACCACATCATCTATCTTTGTGATCTCGTTCACCATGGTGATACCTGGAATAAATCTTCCAAACTCTGTGGACTGAATGTCTCTGCTGTCTTTGTAGTATAAATCGTGATTACCTGGAAAGAAATAAAAGTTTTCAAATGCTTTACCTAACTTTTCTAAACATCTAATGGAAGCATCCATAGTGGTTATGTTCACACTGTTTCTGTTGTGATGCCAGTCACCGCAAAACATTCCTGTTTCGCAACCATGCTCCTTGGCTAGAGCAATGTACCAATCGATAAATTCTTCGCAATCGTCGTTGTGTAATTTTGAATTGGATTTCAATCCAAAGTGTATATCGGTAAACACCGCTAATTTCTTGAACAAAATAATCTCCTACTTTCCTATAGAATAAACTAAAAAGTTGTATTTGTCAATTACTTTTTTGTCCGTTTGCTAACCGTTTTAGTTTTCGGTGCAGGTTTATTTGCTTTGTGAGGCATTGAAGCATCGCCAGATGTTTGTCTGGTCATACTAGGCATCATATTGTTCAATTCTAAAATATCATCTCTGATGTTTTGATTTCTTTTTTCAATATTGATAATTCTCACAAATGAATTGGTCACTGCCGCTGTGTAGTAAGCAAATGGATTGTTGGATTTGGATTCATCAAACTGTAATCCAATCTGTGCCAATTGCAGTATGGCTTGTCCTTGCATTTCATCATTGTATGTGTAACCTCTCACGTTACCTCTGGTGCCATAACGTTCACACAGTTTCATCCACATCTTTGCCAATTCGTTGGTGGCTTTGCCTGCATCTTTATTGAATTTACCATTCTGCATTCCACCTTCCCAATGACTTTTGCCCACGCAAATTAAATTGCCTTTTACATCATACTTCCAGTGTTGGAATGGAGGAAAGTTCACTTTCATTTTAGAATCAGCCACGTTTCTTGGATTTCTTTTTCTACCAGGTTCATCTGGTACGTGCTCATAGGTCATCACTCTAAATATCAGATCGTCTTTATCGATCTTACGATAATCTATCTCACATTCGCTCAGTTTGGTCTTGGGATTAACGGCTTTGCGTTTTTCATATTCTTGCTGGGTTAATCGCTTGGCTTTATTACGTTTTGCTTGTGCCACAGTTCTGATGTTAATAGCATCTATATTTTTCACTATTAAATCATATGTGCTGTACGAATCTTCAGTGAAACTGCAATATGAGGTTTTAGACTTGTGAATTTCTTCCAAAAGGTCTTTATTATTAAGATAATTGACTTTTTTCATTATATTCCTTTATAGTTATCTCTTCATTATAAACTACTCACTTAATTTTGTCAATAAATAAATGTAGGAGCAATAAATGTCAGGTGAAAATTTTTTAAAACAGAATTTGGACAGAGTAAAAGCATTGGCCAATTCAGATAAACTTCGTGATTTAGGTGCAGATATCACCAAAAATGCACAAGGGTTCATTGATGCAGGTAAAGATTTTGCTGATAAAACCCTAGGATCAGTCACTAGTCTTCTGTTCGGAAAAACCAAAAGATTAAGCAAAAGTGTTTTAGCGGCATTTCCAGATGGCAAAGCCAAATTTAACATGAGTTCTCCCGCAATTGAATTTAAAGCCTCTGGTGAAACCAAAGAAAAAGATTGGAGAGTCAGTTTGTCTGTGCCTACTCAAGTGATGAATCAATTAGCAGGTCAAAACTCTTTGTTAGATCCCTTGAAGAAAACAGGCAACAAACTGGTATTTCCTTATACACCCACAGTTTTAGTTGGTCATTCTGCCGCATGGAATCCAATGCAACCAGTACACACCAACTATCCTTTTTATGCTTATGAAAATTCACGTGTGGAACAAATGACCATCACAGCAGACTTTTATGTTCAAAACGAACAGGAAGCCAAATACTGGGTGGCGGCAGTGCATTACCTGAGATCAATGACCAAGATGGCTTACGGACAATCAGCAGACAGAGGCCAACCACCACCAATTGTGTATCTAAATGGATACGGAGATTTTACATTTAACAATGTGCCAGTGATCATAACGTCATTCCAATTTGATTTAAAAAGAGAAGTAGACTATATCAGCACAAAATTACAAGTGGGTGGCGGAAATAGTTCTGCTCAAGATACAGGCGATGTGGCACCTCAAAAAGGTTCTAGTGGTTACGCATGGGCGCCAACAGAAAGTTTAATCACTGTGGGTGTGATCCCACAATACAGCAGAACCAAACAGAGTCAATTCAATTTGCAATCTTTTATTAAAGGCGATCACACATTGAAAGGAGATGGATTTATCTAATGGCATTTTACAGTAATTCCAGTCCCTACGCAAACACACAATTGGTGGACAATCAATATCTAGATAGATTGAACATCCGTCCCATACCAGCCAGTGCAGATGATATACTGTACACAGTTGAACCTCAATACAATCACAGACCAGATTTATTGGCATATGACTTGTATGGCAATGAAAAACTTTGGTGGGTATTCGCACAAAGAAACATGGAAATTATCAAAGATCCTGTGTTTGATCTTGTGCCAGGCATAGAAATTTACGTTCCACAAGGTCCTTCATTAAAAGAATCCTTAGGAATTTAATATCATGAATGATGTTGTAAAAGTCATTAATAAAGAACTTGCAGAAAAGAAAAAGGCAGGCTCAACGTATAACACTGTACAAGGTACTGCTGGTTCCACAACTGCCGAAACATATTTAGATGATTTAGATGATAACGTTCAAGGTCAAAAAAAATTAGTCGGCAAAAAAAAAGTTATCACACAAACCACCACCAATCTATTCACTAGAAAATATGTGCCCAATCCTCTGCACGATTACGCATCATACAACTATGTTTTCACCATTGCGGCACTGACATTAGAAGAAGTTAATTTTCCAGAAGTATTATTAAAGACCAAACCTAAATATCCTGTGGCACAAAGTTCAGGAAAGCAAGGCCCTGAGGTTTTGAATTATCTAAAAAATATTAATTTGAATTTGGAATATTTTGTGGAAGATGTGGAAATTGAATCCATTGTTTCACCCAGTAAAAAAAATAAACACACGCAATTTACCAATATGAGATTTGTTGTTCGTGAACCATTCAGTATTGGACTTTTCCTTCAAACACTGAATGCTCAGGCGGCAAGGGCAGGAGCCAACCCTGCTGTAAATTATACTCATGCTCCTTACGGATTAATTGTGGATTTTGTGGGTGTAGATGCCAACGGAAAGCCTTTTAACAATCCTGAATTGAGAAAAGTGATTCCTTTTTATTTTAAAAAAGCCTCATTCAGTGCCGGATTACAAGGATCTTATTAT